CCACAGGCGATCGGGGCGCGGCCTCCACCACAGGCGATCGGGGCGCGGCCTCCGCCACAGGCTATCGGGGCGCGGCCTCCGCCACAGGCGATCATGGCGCGGCCTCCGCCACAGGCGATCATGGCGCGGCCTCCGCCACAGGCGATCAGGGCGCGGCCTCCGCCACAGGCTATCAGGGCGCGGCCTCCGCCACAGGCGATCAGGGCGCGGCCTCCACCACAGGCTATCAGGGCGCGGCCTCCACCACGGGCGATCATGGCGCGGCCTCCGCCACAGGCTATCAGGGCGCGGCCTCCGCCACAGGGAAAGCCGGTGTGGCGCTCGCGGCTGGCCTCGAATGCAAAGCGATGGGCGCTCTTGGCTGCGCGATCTGCTGCGTAGAACGCGACGAATGGAACGGGAAGACGTATCCGATTGTCGCGGTAAAAGCTGCAATCGTAGATGGCGAAAATATCAGAGCAGATACCTGGTACCAGCTGAAAAACGGTGAATTTGTGGAGGTGGAGTAAATGCTCGATACAATCTCCACGGCGAAGATGAGCCGCGAAGAATGGCTGGAGGAACGCAGAAAGTCCATCGGCGGGAGTGACGCGGCGGCTGTTATCGGAATGAGCCGCTTTGCAAGCCCGTACACGGTATGGATGGACAAGACCGGGCGGCTTCCGGAAAAGGAAGACACAGAGGCTATGCGGATTGGCAGAGATCTCGAGGAGTATGTTGCAAAGCGTTTTGAGGAAGCGTCCGGGAAAAAGGTGCGGCGCTGCAACTACATCATTCGGAATCCCGCGTATCCGTGGGCGCACGTAGACATTGACAGGCGAATTTCCAGCGAAAATGCAGGGCTGGAGTGTAAGACAACATCGACGCTTGACATTCGACAGTTCAACGGCGTGGAGTTCCCGGAACGCTACTATGCACAGTGTGTGCATTATCTGGCCGTCACCGGCCTAGACCGTTGGTATTTGGCGGTGCTCGTCTTCGGGCGCGGATTTTTTACATACACGCTGGAACGCGACGAGGCGGAAATCTCCGCGCTGATGGAGGCGGAGCAGCTTTTCTGGCGGTGCGTCGAGGAGGATACGCCGCCGGTTCCGGACGGTTCGGAGGCGACGACGGACGCGATCAGCACGGTTTATGCCGACAGCAGCGGCGAACAGCTTGATTTGTTCGGACGCGAACAGCTGTTGTCTGAGTATATGCAGATCAAACGTCAGGCGGCGGCACTGGCGGAGCGCAGCCGCGAGATCGAAAACACGATCAAGCTCGATATGGGCACGGCAGAGCGGGCCGCCTGCAACGGCTACAACGTCTCTTGGAAGCAGCAAAACCGGCAGACGTTTCAGCCCAAAGCCTTTAAAGAGGCATACCCGGATATCGATTTGGCACCGTTTTATAAAACGGTGCAGGCCCGGCCATTCAAAATTACAGAAATCACGAAGGAGGATGGCTTGCAAAGTGTTTCCACATGATTTAACAGGGCTGACATTCGGACGCCTGACTGTAATCGAGTGCGCAGGCAAGGACATCCACCGAGAAAGCCTTTGGCGATGCAAATGCTCTTGCGGAAAGGAAACGACCGTTATCCGAAGCAATCTTCGCAACGGGAACACGCTCTCATGCGGATGTTATGGACGAGAACGAAGGTCTGATGCAAACAAAACGCACGGTGGATCTGGCTCCCGCCTCTACCGCATCTGGAAAGCGATGCACACAAGATGCTATAACCCTCATTTTAAAATGCATCGATATTACGGAGGCCGTGGGATCAAGATATGTGATGATTGGCTTTACAGCTACACAAGCTTTCGCGAATGGGCGTTATCAAATGGGTACACGGAAAATTTAACGATTGATCGGGTTAATCCTGACGGTAATTATTGCCCAGAGAATTGCCGCTGGGCGACAATGGCAGAGCAAAACAGGAACAAACGATGCCCTAACGGGCAAAAATTGAAGGGAGAATAACCTATGGAAGGTATCATTCAGAAGCAGACGGCTATGCAAAAAGCTCCGCAGCAAAAGCAAATGTCTGTCACGGCTCTTGTAAACAGTATGCTTGACAAAGACGGTATGCGCAAGCGGTTTGACGAGCTTCTCGGCAAGCGAACACCGCAATTCGTTTCATCTATCGTTTCTATGGTAAACGCAGACAAAAACTTGCAGCAGGCATTTTACGAATCCCCTATGACCGTGATCCAGGCATCCCTAAAAGCGGCGATGTTTGACCTTCCGATTGACCAAAGCCTTGGATACGCCTACATCGTCCCGTTCAAGAATTATAAAAAGGATCTCGGCGCAAAAAAGATGGAAGCTACGTTTATTCTTGGCTGGAAAGGTATGCACCAGCTGGCGTTGAGAACCGGCGCATACAAGACAATCAACGTCGTCGACGTTCGAGAGGGTGAGTTGAAGAGCTACAACCGTCTGACGGAAGAGGTCAAAATTGACTTTATAGAAGATGAGGACGCGCGCGATGCTCTGCCGATTATCGGATATGTCGGCTATTATCGGCTTGTGAACGGTGCGGAAAAGACCGTGTACATGAGTACGAAATCCATTGCGGCACACGAAAAGAAATTCCGAAAGGGCGAGTTCCAAGGAAAAGGCTGGCGCGGCGACTGGGATGCAATGGCTAGAAAGACAGTCTATCGTATTCTGATTGGGAAATGGGGCGTCATGTCCATTGACTATCAGACGCGCGGAGAGGGAGAGCAACTGGCAGACGCGATTGCTGCGGATATTCAGGAAGAAGGTCTGATTGACGGGACAGTCGTTGACGAGAGTACCGGTGAAGCAATCGAAACGTCGGAGGTAGAAAATGCTGAATAAAATCGTCCTGATGGGCCGCCTGACCCGTGACCCGGAGCTTCGGCAGACGCAAAGCGGAAATTCTGTTGTATCCTTCACGCTTGCCTGCGACCGCGATTTCGCGGCGCAGGGCGCGGAGAAGGAAACGGACTTCGTGGATATCGTCGCATGGCGCGGCACGGCTGAGTTCGTCAGCAAGTATTTCTCCAGGGGCCGCATGGCCGTGGTGTCTGGCCGTTTGCAGATCCGCAACTGGGAAGACAAGGACGGGAACAAGCGCAAAACGGCAGAGATCGTCGCAGAAAGCGTTTATTTCGGCGACAGCAAGCGGGACGGGCAGAATGCTTCTGCCGCTGCACCGGCATCTTCGGAGTTCAGGCCGCTGCCGAGCACAACGCCGGTTCCGTTCTCTGCGCCGGATATGCCGCAGATGGAGATCGGCGACGAAAACGAGCTTCCGTTCTGAGGGCCGACGGATGGGAGATAAAAAGGAATACGTCAAGCTGTGGCTGAGTTACAGGAGCTATTTCGAGGCGTACAGTGCTGCTGAGGTGGGGCGCTTGGTGCTGGCTGCGATGGATTATCGCGAGTCGGGAGCAGAGCCAGAGTTCAGCGGGAGTGAACGTTTCATTTGGCCTGCGATTCGACGGGACATTGACGAATCCGTAGCGGCGCAAAAAGCCGTCTCCGCGTCCAGAAGTGAGGCAGGAAAGCAGGGCGGTCGTCCTGAATCCGAAAAAGCAAATGCTTTTGACGAAAGCAACGAAAAGCAAAAAAAGCAAATGCTTTCCGAGGAAAGCAAAAAAAGCTATGGACAAAGGAAAAGGACAAAGGAAAAGGACATGGACAGTATTCTTTCCCCCCTTCCCCCCACACTGCGCGAAGCAGTTGAAAAATGGGTGGCGTACAAGGGAGAACGACGGGAGGAGTATAAGCCTGTTGGCCTGCAAAGCCTTGTCACACAGATCACGAAAGCCGCAGAGGAATATGACGAGGCTACAATGATCGACGTGATAACCCGCTCTATGGCCGCAAATTACAAGGGGATCGTGTTTGACTGGCTGAAAGAGGCCAGCACACGCCCTGCGGCGCTTGGCCGCGCAGCAAAGCCCGGCTACGGCGTGCAGCAGCACCACGACGAACTTAATCCGATGGAACGCGCAGCCGTGGACAGGCTGCTGGAAGGAGGATAAAGCATGAGATTTGTTTGCGATTGCTGCAACGATCTGACCAACATCGAGGCAGACCGGATGGAGATCCAGGGCGACAAGCTGATGGTGTACAGCCGCGGGCGGCTGGTCTACGTTGCGGATCTGGGCCAGATCATGCTGGCGAAGCTGACGCCGGGGAGGGATGAGGCAAGATGAAAGAGAATGTGCTGGAGCGAAATGCAAGGCTGGATACCGAACGGAAGATTGCGGATTTTCGAGTAAAACAGCAGATGGATTATGCGTTCAAGGTGAAATACGCCAAAATCCGCGCATGGGAATTCTACGATCACCCAGACGTTGCAGGTAGCTGCTACGTAGCTGTCGGCGGGCTGGATTCCATTACGCTGCTCCTGTTCCTTCGCAGCATTGGTATTGATGTGCCTGCCATCTCGGTATCGTCGCTTGAGGATAAAAGCATTCAGCTGATTCACAAGCAACTCGGCGTGAAGCCGCTGAAACCGCTGAAAAGCAAAGTGGAAGTGCTGCGGGAGTACGGATGGCCGGTGATCTCCAAGGAAGTTGCGGGGAAAATCTCGCTTTTGCAAAATCCAAGCGAGAAAAACGCAACGGTACGCCATGCGATCATCACTGGGGAAACAGGGGCTTACGGCGGGTTCCGCACGGGGACGCGGATGAAGCTGGCGCAAAAATGGCTGGAGATCTTCGGCGGATACGAAAATGAGAATGAAGGCGTTAGCTACAAAACGCCGGATTTTCTCGTATCGGATAAGTGCTGCTATTACCTGAAAGAAAAGCCTTGCAGCGATTATGCCAAAGAAACCGGAAGCTTCCCGTATATGGGCCTGATGGCGTCCGAAGGAGGGCGCAGGCAGAAAGCGTTGATGATGAACGGGTGCAACTACATATCACCTGGAACGAAACGCAGCTGTCCATTCGCGATTTTTTCGCGGCAGGATCTTTTGCAGCTTGCGCTGGATTTGCAGGTTCCGGTGCCGGAAATCTACGGAGAAATCGTGCGCGACACAGACGGAACACTCAGGACGACAAAAGCACAGAGAACCGGGTGCTCCATGTGCGGGTTCGGCGTGCACATGGAAAAACGCCCACACCGGTTCGACCGGCTGTGGGAGCGGAATCCAAAGGAGTGGGAAATGTGGATGAATCACGTAATGCAGGATGATCGCGGGAACTGGTACGGCTGGGGCCGTGTGCTGGACTATATCGGCGTCGAGTGGCGGGATCCGGAAGCCGCGCTGTTAAATCCGGATGAACTGCCGGGACAAATGGTTCTTGAAGGAATGGAGGAAGACGCGCTATGACAGACAAGAAAATCGTGCAGGCGCTGCGGCGCTGCCAATTTGGGGCACCGTGCGCTCGCTGCCCGGCAGTGAGCTATAAAAACTGCATGGACGAGATGCATAAGTGCGCAGCCGACCTCATCGAGCGCCTGACCGCCGAGAATGCGGCGCTGCGGGAGAAACAGCGGTGGATTTCCGTGATAGAAAAAACGCCAGAGTATGATATGCCGCAGCTTGCGCTAAATGCTGACGGGGATGCACTCATTGCAAATTACGCATACGGCGAATGGTTTGATACATGGGGGCAAGACGTGGAGGTCACCCACTGGATGCCGCTGCCGGAAGCGCCGGAGGAAGGAGGAAAGGCATGAGTAAAGCTGTACTGATCAGCATTCGCCCGGAGTGGTGTGAGAAGATCATCAACGGGCGGAAGAACATTGAGGTGCGTAAGACGCGCCCGAAGATGGATACGCCGTTTAAGTGCTACATTTACCGTTCGGTTCAGGGCGGCGTCATAGGCGAGTTTGTATGCGACGACATTTTTGAAAGGATCGTCAGAGTAGGAGCAATCTGTGAACCGCCGAAATATTGCATCTGCGATTGGAACATGGACTGCACACCACTTGATACGCTTCTTGCAGATGCCTGCCTGACAAAAGACGAGCTGGAGAAGTATCTGGACGGCGGCGTCGGCTACGGATGGCACATTTCCAACCTCAAAATTTACGATCACCCGCGCGATCTATGGGAGTTTGCCTGTCTGCAGCGGGAGACAGAATTCGGCCTTGCGCCCAGGCCAATCACGCGCCCGCCGCAGAGCTGGCGGTATGTGGAGGAAGAACTATGGAACGACTGACTGAATGGAATGACGAACAAATTCGTCATGCCTATTACCCGCGCTGCTTCGAAGAACCGTGCTACGGAAGCGGGTGCAAAATCAATGATTGCCCGTTTGAAACAGCGGCGTGTGATCGACTTGCGTCCTACGAGGACAGCAGATGTGAGCCGGAGGAAGTTCTGCCAAAAGACAAGGCTGACGAGATTGCGTTGAAGCTAATGCGCATTGCAGATTTGGAGAGCCTTTGCAATTATACCCGCCTCCGCGAGCTTGCCGAGGCCGACAAGGACGGGCGCGTGGTGGTGCTGCCGTGCAAGGGATATTCTAGCATTGATATTGCGCGGGACGGAGTTTCTTACAGACCGGATCACTGGAATATCTACTTGACGGCGTATGCGCATGGACAGAATACGCCAAGCGGGCTGAAAGTGGGGCTTTTTGACATTGGAGAGGTCGAACGGGCGATGCAGGAAATGGAGGGCAAGAAGGATGGCTAAGCACATAACAAGCGCACAACTGCAGGAAATAATGGACGCGGCGGAAAGAGGACTCGATGAATACAACGAGGTACTGCGGCGGATCGCCGGAATCGAGGCAAGAGAATATACCTCATACCAGTATTTTGGTGAACGCGGTGAATATGTAGGCGACGACAACGAGATGTTGCTTGAAGATATACTGGATAACGCAGGTGTGGAGGTGCGCGATGCCTGAAGAATTTATCAGCAGAACCGAGGCGCTGAAAGACTTTGAATCCTGCAACGCGGAAAATCCGAACTGGACGCCTCAGCGTGTGAAAACGCTCCTGCTGCGTCAGCCCGCCGCCGACGTTGCGGAGGTGGTGCATGGAACGCCGGTGACGGAAGTGCGCAAGAAGACGATTGTGGGATACCATGAGGAGATCGGAGTTTTAGCGGAAGACCGCTCTACACTTTACCGCAGGAATATGGTGCATGTGGACATCCCGTATGACTACTGCCCGGTGTGCGGCGCAACGCTGTGCTCGCGGTGGCATAATTTCTGCGGGAAATGCGGGGCGGAGATGGATGGAGCTGCCGAATGAGCGGATTGCGATTTGCTCGTGGGAGCGTGAAAGGAGGAAAACTGATGCAGGATTGCTGCCTGACTTGCAAGAATCTGGAATACAGAAAGAACTACGTTTATCCGTATCGGTGCTTGAAGCACAGGGCAGAACGGTTCTCCGAGGAAGAACTAGAACGGATGTACTTTTCCGGAGAGGAATGCAAAGACTTTGAACAAAGGAGGTGGCCTGATGGGCACGATTCTTGCGATTGATCCAGGCAATATCGAATCCGGCTATGTGGTAGTAGAGCACGACGGCGAAGAAATTCGCCGCGTGCTGAAAGTCGGGAAGAAATCGAACGAAGATATGTTTGGCGTGATTGTTACGCCATATGACTTTTATGATCATTTTGCAATTGAAATGGTTGCCGGTATGGGAATGCCGGTAGGTGCAGAAGTATTTGATACCTGCTTTTGGATTGGGCGTTTTTGGGAGTATGTAGACAGCCATGGAGAGCCGCGACCAATGCAGAAGATCTTCCGCCGTGAAGAGAAGCTTTACCTTTGCGGCAGAGCGTCGGCGAAGGATGTGAACATCAGACAAGCCCTCGTCGACCGCTATGCGCCCGGCCAGCCGAACTTCGGCAAGGGCACGAAGAAGAGCCCCGGCTTCTTCTACGGCTTCTCGGCGGATATGTGGGCGGCGATGGCTGTCGCCGTGACGTATTTCGACAAGTACATCAAGGGGGTAAAGTTGTGAATTTTAATGATGTTTTTGATTTTGACGACGATGAATATTTTGAATGTTCCGAATTTGACAGGCAAATCGATGAATTTAAACAGGCTCTGATTGTGAATGCACGCGAGGAAATCAAAGACAAAATTGTGGCGCTGGAAGAAGAAGTAAAGAGCCTGCGGATGTTCAGAGACGACAGAAAGATGTATCTGGAAAAGCTGGCGGCGGCAGAGAGAAGGGCAGTGCTGGCGGAAACGGAGGCGCAAAAGAAATACAAAGATGCGCGGTTGAAAGAGCTGCTTGGCGATAATCTGGTAACGACGTGGGAAGCAAAAGGTGAGTGGGTGCAAGGCCCGAAATGCGATCTATGTGATGAGAAAAGGTTACGCCATTTCATCACACCTTGCGGGCGGGAAATGGCAGAATCTTGCACATGCGCAAAGAGCACACTGGTATACAAGCCGCGGGAATTGATGCTGTACAGAATTCATGAACGGAGGGGAGGAATGGAACTATTTTACGATTCTGTAAAATGCAAAACGGAGAATGAATCTGATTACAGGAGTAGAGCCGTTGCAAGAAGCGGCTGTGACTTTGAAAAAGTCAACCCGTATGATTCGTCGTTTGAAAGTGAGGAGCTTTGCGAGGAATATTGTGAATGGAAAAACAAGAAGGAGAGCTGTAAGTGAAAAGATTCGTTGAAATGCTGCTTTTATTTGCGGCTGCCGTGTTTGTTTCGCTTTTGATAAGAGAAGCGATTCTCAATTCGGATCTGCCGGATTATATCAAGTTTTGCACGCTGACGGACTGGGAGAAGGCAAAATGGATTTCCGGGTGGAGGCCATGAGCAAAGTGAAGCGCAAGCCGCCAAGGCCGCCGATGCAGCTGACGTGCGATGCCTGCGGGAAAACGTTTATGCGCGCACCATCGAAGTACAAGGCAAAATACAATTTTTGCAGCGAGGCGTGCGCCTGGGCGGCACATGGGGAAGCTGTGATGGGCCTGGCGGAGCGCGTGCAGATCCTGATTACACGATCAATCCCGGTATACCCGGAAATGCAGCCCGTTCGAGGGCGGATCTATCCCGCCGAGAAATACAAATACAGGACAAACCGGACGGGCTACGTCGTTGCGGTAAACGGTAAGCGCGTATGTGTGAGGGTGAACGAATGCATGGAAATCTAGGGCTTACACCGGTGCAGGCCCCGTGTAAGGGCTGCGCGGACAGGCATACCGGCTGCCACACGGACTGCACCCGATACATAGCATTCCGCCGGGAGGCGGACAGATACAAGCAGGAGCAATCGAAGGATGCAGCGAGATATGCAACGACACGGGGCTGCATGCGGACGCTGCACGATGCGAACCGCGCAAAGCGTGAAGGGAGGCAACATTACTGATGAGCGGGATCACAGAGCAGGAACATGCGGCGTGGCTGGAAAAGGCGTTGCAAGCGCTCTATAAATCCAAGCCGCTTGCAATCGCGATTGTGGCAAAAACGGAAGCGGGCAATACGCTTACGGGCTACTACAATGCGAACGCACAGGACAAGGCCGTGTTTGCCCACCATATCCAGAGCGAGATCGTGCTGGACATTATCAAGGCAAATGCCGCAGAAATCAAGGCCATGATGGAGGGCGTAGACGATGGAACAGATTAAAGGCGCAAAGTACGACGACGGGAAGCCTCGCCCGTCGCTCGTGCCGGTAGAGGCAATCGAGGCAATCATGAAAACCCGTGAACACGGGATGCGCAAATACGGAGCCGCCGAGGACTGGCGGAGCATTGACGCGGAGAGGTGGCACGAAGCCCTTTTACGGCACGTTCTGGCGATGTGGGAGAATCCTGTTGCCATCGATCCTGAATCCGGCATACCGGCTCTGTGGCACGTTATAACTAACGCTGCATTCCTGTGCGCGGCGCTGAAAGAAGAGCTGAAAAGTGAGATGGAGTTTGCGGAGGTAATGCGGGAGGAAGAAAATGAGTAATCCGCGCTACGGCTGGTGGGGATACGTCAAGTGGATGATTCGTGGCTACAAAAATGGAGCGCTGTTAACGAAGGCGGAGAGCGAAGCAGTGCGCGATGCAGTTACGGAGACAGGCCAGCTTGTCGACGGAGCTGAGCGCTTAAAGCTTGTAGACATGGTTCTCTGGAAGCGCACACACACCATTCAGGGGGCGGCAATGGCTATTTTCGTCTCCGACCGCACCGCGCAGGAGTGGCACAGGCAATTTATTCGCCTTGTGGGGCAAAAAAGGGGTCTTTTGTAAAAAAGTCTGCGTCCCAGAGCCAAATTTAACATTTATCATAAGGGCGTAGAGATCAACTCTACGCCCCTTTTCATCGGCACCGCAGCGTTCTGCGGAAACCTCCTCCTCCTGTTCTCGTGTTCTCCGGTGTGAATAAATATATTTATTCACACACGGAGACACGAGAACGAAAGAATGAGGCAGAAAGGAGCGGCTATGGCGAGTTTGCGCGCCCTTGCACACAAGCTGCAAACAGCGCTCTTGTACAACGGAATCAAAATAAAAATCAATCAAATGCAGACCTATTCCGCGAAAAATGACAGGATGGTGACGAAATACATGGTTTACGAATATCGACCTGATGAAAAGCCGAAGAATGTCACTCTGCTGGAAACGTACCAGATTGCGGATGTGGTGAAACTGCTGGCCGGACTTTACAGTGATGGCGGATGAAAAGCTTACGCTGAAGCAGAGACGATTCTGCGAAGAATATTTGAAATCCGGCAATGCCACAGAAGCGGCGAAAAAAGCGGGATATAGCCTGAAAACGGCCCCGTTCATCGGCGCTGAAAACCTAAAAAAACCTCAAATTTCTGCCTATATTGAGCGCAGGATGGGCGAACAAGAAGCGGCGCTGGTCGCTGACGCAAACGAGGTGCTGCAGTTTTATTCTGCTGTTATGCGCGGAGAGGTAAAGGACCAATTTGGAATGGACGCTTCGCTTTCCGACCGCCTGAAGGCTGCAGACAGTCTGGCGAAACGTCTTGCTGCGGCAGAACTTAAGCCAAACGCGGAAGATGCGGTGCGGGTGATTATCGATGTCTGATGTTCGGTTGTCAGAAAAAATCGGCCCTGCCTTTTATAGTGTGGCGCGTGACGTATTCCGGCACGGCCATACACACTACGACGAGAGCGGCGGGCGCGGCTCCCTGAAATCCTCGTTCGTGTCCATCATTGTCCCAACCCTGCTGATGCAGGAGGAAAACAAAAACTGCCACGCGTTGGTGCTTCGCAAGGTTGCAAATACGATACGCGATAGTGTTTATGCGCAGTATGTCTGGGCAATTGGAGAACTCGGCGCGGCGGAATATTGGGAAGCCAAAGTCTCCCCGATGGAGCTGATTTATAAGCCAACCGGGCAGAAGATCATGTTCCGGGGCGCAGACGACCCGATGAAGATTAAATCCATCAAGGTCCCGTTTGGATATATTGCCGTGACGCACTTTGAAGAAAAAGACCAGTTCGCGGGGCGTGCGGAAATACGAACGATCTTACAGTCTACAATGCGCGGCGGCTCTAAGTTCTGGAACTTTGAAAGCTATAACCCGCCGATCAGCCGCGACAACTGGGCAAACAAGGACAGCTCGGAAGAACGAGCTGACCGGATGTGCCACAAGTCAACATATCTGCAAGCGCCACCTGAATGGTTGGGGCAGCAGTTCCTTGATGAAGCCGAACACCTGAAGGCCACAGACGAGCGGGCATATCAGCATGAGTATCTCGGTATTCCGGTCGGCACAGGCGGAAATGTGTTTGAGAATTTGGAACTGCGAGAGATTACCGACGAGGAAATCAGCCGCTTTGATAGGATTTATCAGGGCGTGGACTACGGCTGGTTCCCTGACCCGTTTGCATTTATCCGCGTGCATTACGACAAGACGCGGGAAACGATCTACCTGATAGACGAAATATATCAAAACAAGCTTTCCAACGAGCAGAGCGCGGGCATGATTAAGGCAAAAGGCTACACCGACGCTTATATCATCTGCGACAGCGCGGAGCCTAAAAGCGTTGCGGACTTCCGCTCGATGGGGCTACCCGCCAAAGCTGCCGTAAAAGGCCCTGACAGCGTGGCGTACGGCATGAAGTGGCTACAGCGCCGGAAGATTGTCGTTGACCGCAGGCGCACGCCGCACGCTTACGACGAGTTTGTGAACTACGAGTACGACCGTGACAAAGACGGAAACTTTATCAGCGGCTACCCAGACGAAAAGAACCATTTGATAGACGCACTGCGCTATGCAGTTGAGCCAATTAGCCGCAGAATGGGAGTTATCGCATGAGTAATGCAGTAATCCAAAAACTGAATGAATTAGGCTATTCCACTATCCCCGAAGAGTTTTACGGTAAGGTGACGGAGTGGAAAAGCTGGTATCAGGGCAACGTAAAAGGATTCCACAGCTACCGCGTGCGCAACGGCGAGAGCATGGTTAGTTGCAAGCGGTACTCTCTCGGCATGGGGAAGAAGCTGTGCGAGGATTGGGCCAATCTGCTGATGAACGAAAAAGTTCAGATTACTCTTGAGGGGCAGAAGGAGCAGGAGTTCATCGACCGCGTACTTACCGAGAACAATTTCACGGTCAAGGCAAATGAGATGCAGGAAATGAAGTCCGCGCTCGGCACGGTGGCATATATCCCCCGCGTCATCGGGCAGGAGATCAACGAGGGTGGCGAGATCGTCCCCGGCAACGCATCCGGTATCATCCTGGACTATGTGACCATCGAAAACATTTACCCGCTGGCATGGCAGAACGGATTTATCAGTGAGTGCGCGTTTTCCTCCGTGGTAACACGCAACGGCCGTGATTATCTATATCTCCAAATCCACCACAAAGACGGACGCGGCGACTACGTCATCGACAATCGCATTTACCGTTATGATAACAAAATGTTGTCTGACGAACAGTTACCCAACGTAAAAGGATTTGAGAACATTCCGCCTGTTGTGCATACTGGCAGCGACAAGAGGCAGTTTGTTATTGACCGGCTCAACATTGCCAACAATTTCAACTATCTCCTGCCGACCGGCATTGCTGTGTACGCAAACGCCATTGACGTGCTGCAAGGCGTGGACATTGCATACGACAGCTATGTAAATGAGTTCCGGCTGGGCAAAAAGCGTATCATGGTCAAGCCCTCTGCGGCAAAGTATTTGGACGGTGAGCCGGTGTTCGACCCGTCCGATGTGGCGTTCTATGTGCTGCCGGAGGATGTCAACGACGGCGCTGTTATTACACCCATCGACATGACCTTGAGGACAGCGGAGCATAACACGGGCATCCAAGACCAACTCAATATCCTGTCCAGCAAGTGCGGATTTGGTGAGACCTATTATCGCTTTGACGGCGGCAGCGTTGCAACGGCTACGCAGGTCATCAGCGAGAACAGCACCATGTTTCGCACGATCAAAAAGCATGAGATCATCCTCGAAGATGCACTGGTGGAGCTGTGCCGCATTCTTCTCCGCCTGGGTAACACCGCGATGGGTGCCGGGCTGAATGAAGACGTGGAAATCAGCATTGATTTCGACGATAGTATCATTGAGGACAAGCAAACCGACTTTTCCCGCGATATGCAGCTTTTGCAGGCGGGCATCATGAACGACTGGGAGTTCCGCATGAAGTGGATGAACGAGGACGAGGCGACCGCAAAGGCGGCGCTGCCGAAGATGCAGGATATGACAACCGAAAAAGAAACGGAGGTAGAGTAATGGGCGGCAGAGGTGGAGCCGGTGGCGGCATTGGAGCCGGAGAACCTGGGCGTGGTCGCGGTATGAGCCTTGCACGGTTTTTGTCGCAACAGGACATTGACCGAGCAAATGCGGCGTCCGTAACCGATATGGGCGATATTATCAGGCGCACATTCGAGCGCAACGCTGCTGAAATCAATGGGCTTGAGCTGTCGGACGCTGAAAAGAAAGACGCAGTAAAGCAGATGGCAACTCTCGCAACAACGGCACTAAAAACGGCGGCAGGAGCAGTCAATCCTTACGCAAGCGGGCCTGCGCGCCTGACAACGGCGCAGAAAACAGGAAGCGCCGCAGACAGAGCTGCAAGAGCGCGCGGTGAAATGGATAGCTACATGCGGAAATTGCGTGACCAGTCCAGTAAAAACCGCAAAGCAGCAGAAAACAAGGCGTTTTCCAATGCCTTTGTAACAGCGCAAAAGTCGGGCGCGTTGGAAGTTACGGTAAACGGCAAGAAATACCGCAGGGCTAATAAGCGCAGCGGTACATGGAGACCTGTTTAATGGGTGGACGCGGCGCAAGCAGCGGCATGAGCGAAAAGGGAAAGCCTTACGGAAGCGAGTTTAGGACGCTTCTAAAAGCTGGGAACGTAAAGTTTGTAAAGCAAAATGCGGCATTGAACGCAAAAGACCCATTGGAAACTATGACCAAAGGGCGCATTTACGTAACGATAAACGATGAGGGCAAAATCAATGCAATCAGCTATTACGGTGCAGATGGAAAGCGTGTAAAAACAATCAATCTTCTGCATAGCCATGAGCAATTCAAGGGAGTGCATACGCACATCGGGTATTATCACGATGAAGGCGGAACAAGAGCATTGACGGCAGACGAAAAGAAGCTGGTTGCATTCGTAAAAAAGGCTTGGTATAATAGGCATAGCAAGTAGTCGTATAGGGTGATTACACCGTGACTGCGGGAACTCCGGTTAGAATCCGGGCGCTTGCTATGCCGTAAGGTACAGAAATGTATCTTGCGGCATTTTTGTTTGCTGGGGGATTTATGATTAACTTTGAAAATCTCGACAAGTTCACATTCCCCGGAGTTGGAAAGTACGACATTCCGCAGATCGAGCCGGTCAAGGCATACCCACAAGGGGAGTTTATCCCCGTGAATTACCATTACACCGCGAAAGACACCAAAAGCAAGATCGTGCATTTCTTTGTGGACGATTATCAATTCATTCGATATTGGAATACGCCTGACAAGTACATTCCGAAACTGTCGCAGTTTGTGGCCGTGTGTGCGCCGGACTTTTCTACTTACACGGATATGCCGCTGGCGATGCAAATATACAACCACTATCGCAAGCACTGGCTGGCGGCATACTGGCAGCTGCACGGCATGATGGTATACCCATCTATTTCGTGGAGTGACGAGAACAGCTACGATTGGTGCTTTGATGGCGAGCCTGTCGGCGGAATTGTTGCGGTTAGTTCGGTAGGCACACAGCAGAACAAGGAAAGCAAGAGGCTGTTTCTGCGCGGCTACGAGGAAATGATGAAACGGCTTTCGCCGGAATGGGTGATATTCTACGGAAAAGTGCCGGAGGAATGCGACTGGAATGTTATTCGGGTGCAGCCGCACTATGACGAGATCGTGAAGCGGAGGGTGCAAAATGAAATATCCGTTCACGCCGGAAATCCTTGACGCCCTCCCCGAAGAACTCGCTGAACTGTACCGCGCACTTGAAGATACGTTGCTCGACGAGATATGCAGCCGCTTGAAACTGAAAGACCAGTTAAACGAGGTTACAGTACAGGATATAAAAGCGCTGCGGTCACACGGCATCGATCTGAAAGAGATTGAGAAAGCCATACGCAAAACTTTAGGTATCAGCGAAACAAAGTTGAACAAGCTGCTCGACGATGTTGTGGAGCGCAACCAGAAGTATTACACCGAGTTGATTGACCTTGCGCACATCACGCAGCCGGAAACGCTGGTAAGCGTAGAAGATACTTGGGCAATATACGAGCAGACGAAGCAAACGCTGCGCAACATAACGCGCTCAATGGGCTTTTTAGTGAACGCTGGCCGCACAATGCTGCCACCTGCCAAAGCGTACCAATGGGCGCTGGATAATGCTGTGATGCAGATCCAGAGCAGTGCTATCAATTACAACCAGGCCATCAAAACCGCCGTGAAACAGCTGGCGGAAAGCGGCCTGAAGGTGGTTGATTACGAAAGCGGCCATCGTGATTCAATCGACGTTGCTGTTCGCCGGGCTATAATGACGGGTGTAAATCAGATTTGCGACCAGTACACGAACCAAAGCGCAGAATACCTAGAGACGCAATACTTTGAGGTGTCCGCGCACTCAGGAGCGCGTGATAAGCCGGGTGCTTCTCCGTGGTCAAGCCACAAGGACTGGCAAGGGAAAGTCTATTACCAGAGTGAAAGCGGCGAATCTGACCCGCTGGGACTTTACGATGACCTTGTGGAAACGACCGGTTACGGATATGTTGACGGTCTGACAGGTGCAAACTGTAGGCATCACAAATACCCGTTTATTCCGGGAGTTTCAGAGCGGACTTACACGGACGAGCAACTTGAGCATATCGACGATGGTCTTGGCTGCACGTTTGACGGAAAGACTTACACAGCCTATGAAGCAACGCAGATGCAGCGCCGCATAGAGCGTCAAATCCGCGCGCAGAAAAAGCTCAGAAACGCATACAAAGAAGCTGGGCTTTCCGAGGACGCGACCGCAGCGGACATAAAGCTTCGGCGGCTGAACGCAGAATATAGCAGGTTCAGCAAGGCGGCGGGGCTGCCGGAACAGCGAGAAAGGACAAAGGTATATGGACTGGGATGAAGTGAAAAAAGCCGCCGATGCCATTCTTAAACGCGGGAATGACGTTGAGATACGCCGAAAAGGCGATGGATACATCGTTTTAGAGGTCAAAAAGACAATAAAATACAACTCTCCCGCGTAATTGGGCGCGAGAAAGGGCAATTGGAGCCAGCTGACTACGATTTGTAGTCGGTTGGCTCTTTTTATTTATCAACACTGTCCGACAGGACGTTAAACAAGGAGATTTTTATGACAGAAGAAACCAACGTGCAGGGCACGGAAAACACTGCGCAAGAGCAGGAGAAAACGTTTACTCAGGCTGATGTTGACAAGATGATTCAGTCAAGGCTTGACAGAGAACGGAAGAAATACCCCAGCGAGGAAGAGATCACCGCATACCGGACATGGAAAGACAGCCAGCAGACCGAGCAGGAGCGGCAGGCCGAGCGCGACAAGGAGTTTGCGGACAACAAGTCCGCTCTGACCGCAGCGCAGGCCGAAGTGCAGCAGCTCAAGCGCGAGAAGTATGTGCTTTCCAAGGGGCTGACCGGCGAGGAAGCGGAGTTTATCTCCTTCAAGGCCGAGAAGATGGTGGATGACAAGACCACTTTTGAGCAGGCCGTGGATAAGCTCACTGAGAACCGGCAGAAGGTCAAATTTGATTGGACTGCCCAAGCTGGCGGCAGTAGTGAGAAAAGCAACACCAATGCTGCGATGAATTCTTTGATTCGCGGCGCACTTAAATAAAAGGAGAATTGACACATGGCAAATATCATTGACAGAAGTGCACTTTCCGGTCTGATTCCGGAACCCGTAACCCGTGAGATCATGCAGGGCGCTATCGCGGAATCCGCTGTCCTGCGTATGGGCCGCAGACTGGCGAATATGTCCAGCAAGACCCAGACCATCAACGTGCTGGATGCTCTGCCTTCCGCGTACTTCGTAAACGGCGAGGCTACCGACAGCGGCGCTGGCTCCGCATTCAAGCAGACCACGAAAATGGCGTGGGACAAGAAGAAACTTTATGCTGAGGAAATCGCGGTCATCGTCCCCATCCCCGAAGCTGCTCTGGATGATGCAGACTACGACATCTGGGGCGAAGTCAAGCCCCGCCTGACCGAGGCTTTCGGCAAGGTCATTGACGCCGCTATCCTGTTTGGCACCAACAAGCCTACCACTTGGCGCGAGGGTGTTGTTCCTGCCGCAATCGCTGCGGGTAACGGCGTTCCAGTTGGCACGGACACCTTCGACGACATCATGGGCGAAGGCGGTTTGATCTCGAAGGTCGAGCTAGACGGCTTCAACCCAAACGGCGTTATGTCCGCGATCCAGATGCGCGGTAAGCTGCGCGGCCTCAAGGACACCACCGGCCAGCCCATCTTCAAGTCCGATATGCAGGGCGCTACCCGCTACGGTCTGGACGGCATGGACATGTACTTCCCGATGAACGGCGCGTTTGATCCGAATCAGGCGCAGATGATCGTCGGCGATTGGAGCCAGCTGGTGTACGCCATTCGGCAGGACATGACCTTCAAGATCTTCACCGAGGGCGTGATTCAGGATCCGACCACGAAGGCCATTACCTATAACCTGATGCAGAACGATATGGTTGCACTCCGCGCTGTCATGCGCCTGGGCTGGGAAATCGCGAACCCGGTCAACGCCTACAACGTGGACAAGGCCAATCCGTTCCCGTTCTCCGTCTACGGCAAGGCTGGAACGGTCTCCACTGTGACTGTCTCCCCGGCAACCGCGACCGTGGCGAAGGGTGCAAGCAAAGCATTTTCCGCCTCCGTTGCGGGTGAAGGCATTGTAAGTGGCGACGTCGAGTGGAGCCAGAGCGGCGCAAAGTCGTCTATCACGGAAGGCGGCGTGCTGAAGGTCGCGTCCAATGAGACGTCCACGAGCATTACCGTCACTGCAAAGTCGAAGCAGGATAGCACTAAGACCGGCACGGCTACAGTCACGGTCGGTTCGTAAAAAATGAAAGGAGCTGGTACGAATGATTTATGCCGACTATGAATTTTACTCCGGCTGCTACTACGGCAGCATCAATGAGGAGGATTTCCAGCGTCTGGCCGTCCGCGCTAGCTCCTTCCTCGACTACTACACGCAAAACCGAGTAAAGGATTTTGCGGATCTCGAAGCTGTCAAAATGTGCTGCTGCGCTCTGGTCGATCAGTATATGCTGATCGACACTGCACAGGAGCTTGCCAGAAAGAATGTGTCCGCCGGGCGTGCATCTGACGAAGGAGAATTGCAGAGCGAGACTGTAGGCGGCTATTCCCGGACGCTTCGCAGCGGCGGCGATTCTTCCGTGGCTGCATTGAAGGCGGCTTCGGAGGCGAAGAATGCCCTTGCAAGCGTAGCGCGTGAATATCTAGCCCATACCGGGCTTCTCTACAGAGGCAGGTGTTTTGCATGTACGCCCCCCACACTGTAACCATCTACAACGTCACGCAGGAGCAAGATCAGGGTTTCAATGACACGCAGAAGCGCTACATCACAGTGATTCGCGGTGTAATGCTCCAAGCGTCGAAAGCTGCCAACGTCCGCGCGAGCGGTCTTGAAGGCGCAGATGCGGTGAATCTGTACATTCCGTTCTCTGTGGTTGCTGTAGACGGCGTGACGGGCGCGGAGAAGCGCTACGTCGGGCCGCAGGAGTTCTGGCGTGCTGACGACAAAAGCGGATTGTGGACGCTCTCCACGGACGGCAACGGCGGCACGACCTTCTTTGTAAAGGGTGAAGTAGTCGAGCCGGACAAGACGGAAGAACAGATCGAGATGCTTTACGATGATGTGTACAAAGTGACAAAGGTGGACATGAAGGACTTCGGCAGTCCTTCTATGCAGCACTGGCAGGTCGGAGGCTCGTAATGCTGCAATTCAGCGTAAAGGCAGACGGATTTGACGCGCTGCAGGAAAAGCTCGAGCAGGCCTGCACCAAAGCAGAGCATATTGTTGCAACGCAGGTGCGGAAGGACACAAGCCCATATGTGCCGTTCCTGACTGGCTCCCTCGACCGCAGAACACAGGTCGAGGGAAACGCGATTATCTACCCCGGCCCATACGCGCGGTTCCTGTACTACGGAAAAGTCATGGTAGACCCGGAGACCGGCAGCACTTACGCGCCGAAAGGCGGAACGAAGGTTCTGACGGACAAAAACCTTGTGTTTACGACATCCGGACACGCGCAGGCGCAATCACACTGGTTCGAGGCTTCAAAGGCTGAGAATATTGACAAATGGATTCGAGTTGCAGATAAGGCGGTGAAAAATGGCTTCTGAAAAGCAGAAAAAGCTAGTATCCGTGGAGGAAGAGCAGGACATTGCCCGCAAAATGATGATCTGGGCAAACGCCTTTTCCGATGACGATATGCCAGCCGCAACGATCAACTATGAATTTCTTGCTGCGGATTCCGCAAGCATGGCGCTGTCCACTATTCAGGGCGCGTACATCACGCAGAAATACATCCTCGGCGGGCATGAGGCGGAATATCAATTTAAGATCATCGCTCGCATTATCCCCGGCAACAGCAACGACAAGCGCCTGAAATGCGACGCCATGCTTAACCGCTTCGGGGATTGGGCCATGCAGAACCTGCCGTCTCTGGGAGACGGTATGCGTGTCCGGCGCATGGAAGCGGTCAGCCGCGCGGCCCTGTTCGCCCGGTACGAGGACGGCACGGAGGACCATCAAATTCTAATGAAAATAACATATGAGGTGATTTAACTATGGCAGACATGACCTTTAATACCACTGCTGGCCAGACTATTGACCGCGAATTGCTGATCGCATACCTGAATACCGGCGAGGCGTCTACGCCCGTCTGGTCTCCGTTCGGCAAGCGCGTCACGGATTCCAGCATGGAGTACGACTGGCAGGAGGATTCCAGTAAGGATATCCTCGGCACTACAAGAACCACCATGAAGAAGCCCATCATCACGCAGAGCTTTGACCCGTGCGAGCTGGACGCAGGCGACGCGGCGCTTGTCAAGCTGTGGAACCTGGCTGTCAAAGACCAGGACGCAGCAGCACTGGCGAATCAGGACGTGCTCATCGTTCATTTTTACGCAGGCACGGCCAAGACGGCAGTCTTTGCGGAGCGTTACGACGGCACAATGGTAAAGCCCGCAAGCCTCGGCGGTGAGGGTGGCGGCTTTGTCGGCATGCCGTTCGATGTGACGCTTGGCGGTACGAGAACCACCGGCACGGCAGCAGTCGGCGCAAACGGCACGGTAACATTCACGCCGGACGAAGCAGCGTAAGGAGGAAGGCTAGATGGAAGATATCAGATTTGACACCGGCATTGTTGAATTCAACCTGAACGATGCAATCAAGGTGTATTTCAACCCTACCGACAGCGCGTTTGTCGAGCGTATTTTTGATACGTTTGACGAACTGGACAAGAAGCAGGAAGCATACAAGGCTGAGATCGACAAGTGCTCAGACAAGAAAGAAATCTTCGAGATTGCGCGGCGCAGAGATGCGGAAATGCGAGAAATGGTCGATGGCCTTTTCGATAAGCCGGTATGCAGTGCGCTTTTCGGCGGCATGAATGTCTATGCGCTTGCGGGCGGCCTGCCGGTCTGGTGCAATCTGATGCTTTCCGTCATTGACCAGATCGACACCACGTTTGCGCGGGAACGCAAACTGACGAACCCAAGAATTACTAAATATACGGAGAGATGGAGAAAGTGATCTATTCCTTGCCGACTTCGGTTAAGGTCAACGGAACAGAATACGAAATCCAGTCAGATTATAGGGCGGTGCTGGATATCCTCACCGCCCTTTCTGATAACGAGCTGGACGAGCGAGACAAATCAGAAGTTGCGCTTGATATCTTCTATCCCGCGTTCCCGGAAATGCCGTATAGCTGCTATCAAGAGGCGCTGAATCAGTGCTTCCGGTTTATCGACCGGTGGCAGGAGAAGAAGCCGAAGCAGAAAGAGCCGGTGCTAATGTCGTGGGAACAGGATTTCGACATGATCATTGCCCCGGTAAACAGAATCGCGGGCTGTGAAATCCGGGCGCTGCCGTATCTGCACTGGTATTCGTTCTTATCATATTATCAGGAGATCGGCGATTGCCTATTTGCACAAGTCGTGCGCATCCGCGATAAGCGGGCGCGAGGGAAAACGCTTGACAAGCAGGATCGGGAGTTTTACCGCAGGAACCGCGACATTATCGACCTGAAAACGAATTACACGGAAGCGGAGAAAAACGTGCTTGCCGCGTGGGGCATCGGGAAAAAAGATTGACCGCCCCAAAGCGGGACGGCCAATCACGAAAACGTTATTTTTTATACTGGAAAATGATTTCTCTGCCCCAGAAAGACGGCGAGTATCGGATTTCAAGCTCCGACCAGTCAGGGGATACCTCATAGCCGACAACGCCTTTCATTTTCTTTCCGGCTGCAACAGTTCCGTCAAGCTGCGGTTCGTTTACGCTAAGGATTGCACCGAGGCTTAACGTTGTTGCGTAGCTGTCAAAATAAGCGTCAAAGGAAAGCACTGTGCTGACGGCGATATCAGATGAAGAATTGTTCTCGATCTCGAATTCACAGATAACGAATTCTTTCCCGTCCGCTGGCGTTGAATAGTTTCCGCCGGAATTCTCCGTAACGTTTAAAAGCGTAGCGGAAACGTTGTTCAGCTCGACCGTTTCCCCAACAGAGAAAACGGTTTGCTGCTCCTGCACCGGCTGCGAAGCTGCTGACGGCTGCACGGTATCGACTTTCTTTGGCGTGTCGCTGCTCTTTCCAAAGATAGAGCTTAGGAGCAGGACAGCGCAGACAACGGCAGCAGTGACAACCAACGCAGTCAGGCAGCCGCTCGGTTTCTTACCGTGCTGCTTGGATTTCAGGCCGTTTACAACATCAATATAGTTAGAACGGTCTATGCGTACAGTAAAAAATGCGTGGGCTTGGTTCTCTGCAATGACGAAAGAAACGGTTTTATCCAATCTTCCGTATCGGTAAAATGCAAGCTCATGTTTGCCCGGATACGCGGATACACGGATTTCTTCCCCGTTTTTCAGCGTTCCGACTTCTCCACCGTCAAGGCAAACACCGACGGTGATGGAGCGGCCTAGATTTGCGTTGTCTCGGCTGATTTCGATGATACATTCATTCATTTTTCATTCCTCCCTTATTTGGAAGATATCACAAAAAATAAGAAATTTCAACCCGTTATATTGGTGGTGATTATATGGCAGATGGGAAAATCGTAGTAAAAGCGGAAGTTGACGCAAAAAACGCGCAAAAAGAGCTTGATAGCCTCACAAAAAAAATCGACAAGATGGAGGAAGAGCTGAACAAAAGCACCGGCGAGCAGAGCGGAATCAAGGCGCAGCTCGACGCTGCAAAGGAAGCCGCAAAGCAGACGGAGGCGGCGATTAAGTCGCTGAAAGACGAGGCAAGCAGGATCAAGGACGTGACTTCCGGTAATGTTTCTGCATCGCCTGACGATTACATTGCAGCGTATTCCCGACAGGCCGAAGTTGCAGCGCAGCTTAAAGAGCAGGAAACGGCGCTCAGGCAGCAAGACAAGATTGTCGAAAGCCTTGACGGGAAATACGCGAGAATCACGGACAAGGTAAACGAGCAGACCGCAGCGCTTGACGCGGCGAAAACGCGGGCTGGCGAGCTTACGGAGAAGATCACGAGTGCACACGGCGCGACGGAGCGCATGGCGTTAGCCTCCGAAAAGGCGTCTAAGAGCATGGACACGTTCGGGAAGCGCGTCAGCGGCCTGTTTAAGCGCATTCTTGTGTTCTCACTTATTTCAAAGGCACTGCAAAGCCTGCGGACATGGCTCGGAAAAACCATCATGCAGAACGAAGAAGCGCGGGCGGCGGTAGCGAGGCTGAAGGCATCGCTGCTGACATTGGCACAGCCAATTTTGGAAGTGGTTATTCCCGTTTTTGTAAAGCTCGTGAATATCCTTGCACAAGTTGTCACGGCGATTGCAAAGTTCTTCGGTATGCTTTCCGGGAAAAGCTGGTCTGCGCAGAAATCCGCAGCGGCTGGCCTGAACGAAGAGCAGAAAGCCCTAGAGGGTGTCGGAGCAGCAGCAGAAGACGCTGGAAAGAGCATGGCCGGATTTGACGAAATCAACCAGCTTACCAGCAATAATGCGGGAGCTGGCGGCGGTGGCGGCAGTGGCACGTCTGCTTCCGATGCGATTTCACCTGACTTCTCAAGCCTTGATATGGCCGAGGACGAGCTAAACGATATCTTGGGCATCGTCGGCGCGATTGCTGCCGGACTTCTTGCGTGGAAGATTGCAAGCTTATTTACGGATAGCCTTAGTACAATCGGAGGGCTTGCACTCGCGGCAGCTGGGGGCTTCGCACTCGTTTATTTCTGGCTTGACGCATGGAACAACGGTATCGATTTAGAGAACTTCCTGGGAATGCTCGGCGGCCTCGCAGCACTTGCAGGAGGGCTAGCTATTGCGTTTGGCCCCATTGCAGCGGGCATTGCCCTTGTGGCAGGTGGCCTTGCGATGCTGGTTGTCGGCATTAAAGATGTGATTGAAAACGGCTTTAATCTGGAAAACACGCTTACGATCATTGCTGGACTGTTCGCAGCCGGGCTTGGAATCAGCCTTCTTACTGGAAGTTGGATTCCGCTTCTGATTGCTGCTATTGTCGGTATCCTTGTGGCGTTGGTTTCCTTTACTGGCCACGGCGAAGAACTTATTAACGGCCTGAAAGATGTTGTCGAAGGCTTCGGGAAGTTCTTCAAGGGCGTGTTCACGGGCGATCTGAAACTTGCTGCGGAAGGTGCGAAGCAAATCTGGGCAGGACTCAAGCAAGCGTGGAACGCGATTGTAAACTCCATCAAGGACGCGTGGAATGCGTTTGTTGAATGGCTGCGCAGCAAAAACCCGGCGCTTGCAAACATCTTTGAAACGATTGGAAAACTGTTCGGAGATCAGTACGAGTCGTGGAAGAAGATCCTTAGCGGGCTTATCACGTTCATTTCCGGCGTATTTACCGGCGATTGGAAAAAGGCGTGGAATGGCGTTCTTGATGTCTTGAAAGGTATCTGGAACCTGATTGTCGGAACAATTGAGGGGGCGATCAACCTTATTATTGATGGCATCAACCTCTTAATTTCTGCACTGAATAAGATTCAGGTAAATATTCCGGACTGGGTTCCGCTCCTTGGCGGGAGAACATTTGGCGTAAACATTCCGCCCGTTACGCGGGTATCGTTGCCTCGCCTAGCCTCCGGCGCGGTTATCCCGCCGAACAGTGAATTTCTCGCGGTTCTGGGTGATCAGAAGAGCGGTACGAACATCGAAACGCCGCTTGCTACGATGGTGCAGGCATTCAAGCAGGCCATGGCTGAAACGGGCGGAATGGGAGGCCGGAACATTACAGTCGTGATGCAGGTCGATAAGCGCGAGTTTGCCCGCGCGGTATATACGGCGAACAACGATGAGACGCAGCGTGTCGGCGTTCGTCTGTCGGGGGTGAGAACATGACAAGCGTACTGTCCCTAGATGGGAAAGCATACCCGAACCTGCATGTCGTGTCCTTAAAGCGTTCGTTCTCCGTCCTTGACGGAGACAACGCCGGGCGCGTTATGACCGGCGCGATGAAGCGCGATATCATCGGCACATATTACAACTATAGCATGGAAATCGATCCTGTTTCCTCCGACCTTGCGGAATATGACGAGTTTTACGAGGCGATTTCCGCACCAGTTGACAGCCACGTTCTGACCGTCCCGTATGCACAAACAACCGTGACATTTGATGCGTATGTGGCAAATGGAGAGGACGAGCTTGTCTCCAAGAACGATGATCGGAGCAACTGGCAGAATCTTTCTGTTAATTTTGTGGCGATGAAGCCGAAGAGGACACCTGCATGAGCGTAAAGGTCGTATATGAAGACGTTGCGGTAGGCGCTGCCGATGCTGCACAGGCCGCGAGCGGCGGCGCACAGAGCTTTTCCGACATTCCCGCGCTCATGCACAGTTCTTCTCCCATGCTGATTTCTACGAACGAGTTAAATCAGTGGATCCTTGACGGGACGAGGAAGATCAGGACGAACGAAACGGTTGCATTCTGGTCAACGGCACAGAGCAAGGCAGACTGCACATTTGACACGAACCCAACGCTTACGGTAACGCTTGACGGCACATATTCTTCTCCCGGTATCTTCTTCTTTTTCGGCGAGGACGCGGGCGAGTATTGCAGCGGCCTGACGCTGACATTTTACCGGGACGATACGCAAATTGCGACGGAGGCATTTACCCCAGACACGCAGAAATACTTCTGTGCAAAGGCCGTGACAGCGTACAACAAACTGGTTATCGAGATCACGAAGACCAGCTTGCCGTACCGGTTCGCAAAAATCCGGCAGATTTTCTTCGGTATTGTCCGGGAGTTCGAGCGGGAAGACCTCCGCAGCGTCAGAGTAACAGAGGGGATCAGCGTGATTTCTGACGATGTGGAGATCAACACGCTTGACTTCACGCTCGACAACACGGAAAACATTGATTTTATCTTTCAGGAGAAGCAGCCGGTCAGCGCGTATGATTCGGATAGCCTGATTGGCGTGTTCTATATCAAAAGCTCGTCCCGTTCCAGCGCAAGCCTGTATGACGTGTCCTGCCATGACGCGCTCGGTGTTCTGGACGATGAACCTTTCTCTGCGGCTGTTTATAGCGCGAAATCGGCGAAAACGCTGATTACAGAGATTCTGGGCGGGCATTTTTCGCTTGACTACGATCCCGCGTTGGAAAGCGAGACTGTTACCGGATATATCCCGGACTGCACAAAGCGCGAGGCATTGCAGCAGATCGTGTTCGCGCTGCGGGCGACGATCGACACAAGCGCCGTGCGTGGTATTCGCGTTAGACGGCTCACGCAGTCCACACCGGCAGTTATTCCAGAAGACCGGATATATACCGGAAGCAGCGTAGAGACAGCGGCAATCGTGACGGAGATCCGCGTAACGGCGCACACCTATAGCACATCCGGCAGCGGGGAAAGCGTGGAGGTCGGCGGTAAAACGTACTACCACACAACGAGCGTTACAACGAAGACGAACCCGGAAGTTACCACGCAGACGAAGCCAAACATTGTTGAGGTCAAGGAAGCAACGCTTGTAAACAGTGAAAATATTGAGGCCGTGGCACAGCATGTGTACGACTATTACATGCGCAGGCAGACGCAGAGCGTGAAGATCGTCATGGACAGCGAAGCTCCGGGAGATTACGTCAAAACGCCTACTATGTGGAGTACAAATATAACAGGAACGATCAAAAGCATGAACATCCGGCTTAGCGGCATTGCTGCAGCCGAATGTGAGATCGTAGGAACATAGAAACGGAGGTGCAGACATGGTACAAGGCGATGCTTATGCTATCGACATTGGAATCACGAACAACGGGCAGCCGCTGAATATCGCGGATATTTCCGCTGTGGAAGTATCGCTGCTGTATTTGCAGAAGAATTATCCCGGCGAAGTGATATATTCGGACGGCAAATTCCATTTTCCGCTGACGCAGCAGGAGACATTCAAGCTGCCGAAGCTGTGCAAGATGCAAGTCCGTGTAAAATTCAAGAGCGGGGACGTGATCGGCTCCATGATCCAGCAGATTGACGTAGAACACGCGCTGTCAAAGGTGGTGCTGTAATGATCCAGTTTGATTTGCAGGAGAAAAAGCCCGTAGAAATCAGCTTTTCCGTCGCTGTCCGAGCGGGCAGCGGCTCCGGCGGCGGCTACAACATCGGCGATGGGCTGAAACTCGACACTATGACGAACACCCTCTCCGTTGACACCGCGGATAAGGTCGAGGAAGACAACACCAAGCCGGTAACATCGGCGGCGGTGTATACGGAGGTCGGCAACATCAACGCCCTGCTTGCGGCTCTGTGAGGGATGACACATGAGTACCATCATTGACACCCTCGTCACCGACCGGACGCAGGCGGACGTGGAGCACGTCAAGGCGCTGGCCGCGAAGGGCTTTGCTGCCATGACCGCAGCCGAGCAGGCGGAATGGCTGGCTGGGATGAAGGGCGCGTACAACGCAAGCGACATGAATCGCGTGGGAACCGCCCTGAATTATCTGGCGGCGCGTCTTGCACCGATCTGCGGCATGAGTATCGCATGGTCTGCAAAAACAGATTGGGCCGTAACGGACATTATAACGGCCTCACAGGCCGAGGCATACCGCAAGCAGGTGCAGTCCATCCGGGACGCACTGGCATACCCCGAAGGAACACCGGATGCGCCCGGCCTCGACCGGCTGACCTACACCGGCGCAAACGACATCGAGCGCATTCTTGCGCTCTGCGAGGAACTGATCGACAACATCACAAAGGCGTTCCGCTACACCGGCGCTGCGGAATGCGCGACAGGAGGCTTGATATGAAAGATCGTCAACCTACAAAAGTCCTTTCCAACGGTGCTATTCGATATGGCATCTACAATTCCGACGGTAGTCTTGATCACTACGAGTACATGAAACGTATGGACGAGCCAACAGTTGAGGGTACGCCTCTCAATAAGGCAAATCTTCTGTCCGATGCCACTGCCGCCAAGCTCTGGCCGAACGCAACCACGAGGCCGGAAGACCCGACAGTCAACGACGCGTTCGGAAAGCTTTCGGAGGGCACGGCCAGAGTCGGCGATATCGCCATCACCTCCCGTACCGACCTTTCCGCCGCCTGGCTCCCCTGCGACGGCCGCATCGTATCGCAGGAGCAGTATCCGGAACTTTTCTCTGTTCTTCGCAGTTCTGCAGCACCTCTGCCATGGACACTGAAAACGGCAAGCATAAATCCGACCGCAATGTGGTTCTTGAATGGGGAATGGGTTGCAATGTCCGGCAATAAACTTTATACTTCCGCTGATTTGGAAACGTGGACGCAGCGAACATCCATTCCTTCAGGGCTTACGATGGTAGACGCAGTGCTGGAATACGCGAACGGCTTTTACTACACCATTTTGGATAGCGGTTCAGCCGCAACCACAGGAATATACAAAACATCGAGCCTTGATACAAAATTCACGCTGTACGCAAGCGGGAGTTTGCCGTCTACGCTAACCAAAGGAGATCGTGGGCTGTTTATTACGCCGAACTTTTTGTATATCTATGCCGTGGGTTCAAAATACGCCGGCTACGATGGTCACGATCATGAATATATAAGCTGCTCATATGTGAACCCAGCAACGCAGGCGATTGTGGCGATAGGAGACATCGACGGTGTCTTTTTTTACAATCAAGAGCAGGGACGCTTTTACAAGCTGGAGCTATCAAACGAGAGCAACAGCCTGACAACAGCAACGGCGGAAACTCTGATCAATCCGACATGGGAGACGGTAAGTACCGTATCACTTGCGACTCTTTCTCCATCCTTCAACGAACCGCCAGGTTACACAAGGCATGATCTGATGTCTGCGTATCATTGCGGAACGACAATCATTGCATTCTTCGGGCTTATGAAGACAAGCATCGTTGGCGGTACTTTTACCGAGTATACCGGATATATGGTGTACAGGTACTCGACGAACAACGGAACAACATGGAGCAACGGGAAAATTATCTCTTATGAATCTGGCAAGCGATGGCTTCCAGCATACAGCGGTGGAAAATACAAAGGCGGGCTGCTTGTGACAGCCGGTGACGTGACAGCGACAAAGAATGGTACAAGCGCGGTAAATATTATTGCAATCAGCGACCCTGCAGCTGGGCAAGCCTATAGCGATGTGCTAAATGACGGTATACCAGACATTGCTCTATCGCTTGACGGAAGAGCGGCATATAGTTCAAGCAACGGCATTGCATATTGTGATTATAGCGTTAGCGGAAAGACGATTCCCATTATTGGCGTGAGTACCCGTTGTAAAGCCTATATCAAGGCGCTGGAGGAATAATTATGCAAGATAGAGTAGGCAGCATAGATCTAGCTAACGGAGCTATCCGGTATGTAGGCTACAATGCCTACAAAGTTGTATTGCGTGGCGTATGGCTTAAACTAGAGGACGAGCCACTGCAGATAGAAACTCCGCTCACAGCAGGAAATCTACTGACCGCGCAGACTGCTGCGGAGATCTGGCGCGCCGGAGACGCACCGGCGAACCCGATGGTAAATGAGGCGCTTGCGAAGCTGGCAGAGCCGAACTATCACGTTGGTGATATCCTCACGACTGTCCGCGTCCTCGCTGCCCCGTGGCACGCGTGTGATGGCTCAACCTTCGATCAGGCTGCATACCCGGCCCTCTACGCAGCCCTCGGCGGCACGACGCTGCCGACGATCAGCTATTCCAGCGATACCACCACATACATTAAAATGGCAAACGAATAATCTGTACGAGATTAAGGAGTGATTACATGAGCACACAAACCGAAATTACCCGGCTTCAAACCGCACGCAACACCATCCGCAACAAAATGGTCGCGCTTGGCCTCGGCACCAGCACGGACAAGTTTGACGCGCTGGCTACGGAGATCAACGGAATCAAAAATCAGGGCGCGGTAGACGCGAACGTCAAAGAGGGCGAATCCTACACCATCCCGGCGGGCTATCACAACGGCTCCGGCACGGTCAAGGGCGTGTCCGGCGGCGGCAACTACAACTTGCAGGCCAAGACCGTCACACCCACCAAGGAACAGCAGTCCGTCACGCCTGACGCTGGTTATTACGGCCTGTCCGGCGTCACAGTCGGCGCAATCCCGGAAAACTTCCAGGACGTCAGTGCGACGACCGCCGCGCCCGCAGACGTGCTGGCGAATAAAGTCTTCATCGACGCGGACGGCGTGACGCAGGCGGGCACCATGCCGGATAACGGTGCAGTGGAAAAAGTGCTGGACGCCACGACCGGCAATCAGGAATACACCGTCCCGGCGGGCAAGCACTCCGGCGCGGGCAAGGTATCCGTCGTGCTGGAAACCAAGTCCGCCACGCCTGCCGAGGCCGCGCAGGACATTACGCCCACAAAGGGCAAAGTCCTCGGCAAAGTCACGGTAAGCGCGATCCCGGACAAATACAAGGACGTTTCCGGCGTGACTGCCGGAGCGGCTGACGTGCTGGACGGAAAGTTTATCGTGCTGGCCGATGGCAGCAAGGTCGAGGGCACCATGGCCAACAACGGCGCGATCGCAAAGACCATCGACGGCCTCACGCAGACCAGCGTAGCCATCCCCGAAGGCTACACCTCCGGCGGCACGGTATCGCTGACGGACGACATCGAAAACGCTCTCGCCGCGATTTAAAGGAGGAACAGATATGAGCATACAGACAGAACTCGACCGCATTATCACGGCAATCGGCGCGGCGTATGACGCAGTAAAGGCCAAAGGCGGCACAGCCCCTGCGGCACAGACCCTCGAAGGGCTTGCAGGCGCGATCAGCGGGATTCCATCTGGCAGCGCCAAGGAAGAGCAGGAAAAAACCGTTAACATCACCGCCAACGGCGCAGTGGAGATCACCCCGGACGCCGGGAAGACCCTAAGCAAAGCGACCGCGGTCGTCAACGTTCCCACGTCCGGTGGAGGAGATAGTGTACTCCCGTCCATTATAGATAGAAGCATATCAGGTGTGTATGTAAATTCTGATATAACAGTGGTAGGTCCGTATGCTTTCTTTTATTGCAATAATCTAACCGGTGTTGTATTTCCAAATGCAACAGATATAGAGAGCTACGCTTTTAATAATTGCAAATCGCTTGAGCGAATTGATTTCTCGCAGCTACAAAAATCAAACGCATCCTCATTTAAAGGCGACACCAAGTTGCAAACAATAATTCTGAGGAATTCTGAGGTTGCGCCTACAACGGCAGGCAGAGGATTTGTTGCTCTTCTTTCAGCTATAACCACTATGTATCTTTATGTTCCGTCCGCGCTTGTAGATAGTTACAAAACCTCAAGCTATTGGGGAGATTACGCGAACAAGATAAGAGCGATCGAAGATTACCCAGATATCACTGGAGGATAAACCACCGAAAACCGGAAGGAGAACACCATGGACACCAAAACCATCATCGTCACCCTCGTCTGCGCCGTGCTCGGCTCGTCCGCGCTTACGGCGGTAGTAAACGCTGTCGTCAGCGCGATACAGAAAAAGCGCGGCAAGGCCACGACGCAGGATACGCACCTCGCCGAGATCGACAAAAAGCTCGGGAAAATGCAGGAGCATCAGGATGAGCAGTATTTGGCTATCCTCCGCCTCACGATCATGAGCGAGGAAATGCCAATGGCAGAGCGTCTGATTGCCGGGCAGAAATACGTCAAGCTGGGCGGCAACGGCGACGTGAAAAAGTTCCTGCACCAGCTGGAGGCGCAATGCGGACACAGCAATGGAGTTTAGCAAGAAGTGGCTGATCTGCAGCGCGCTCGTCAGCCTCGCACTCATTATCGCCTGCGCGGCAGGCGCAGACCTGACGGAGATCACGCTTGCGGTGCTGGCTGAAACGACGGCTTCCAGCGGATTCTATCTCTGGAAGGCCAAGAACGAGAACCGCGCGAAGTACGCGCAGAAGTACATGGATAAATGGGCCGAGAAATACGGCCCGGAAGCGGCAGCACGCATCGCAGAGATCGTGCTGAAAGATTGAAAGGAGCATACATATGGACTACACACAGATCATCTCGGCAGTGATCGCGCTCATCAGCGCGCTCGTCTCGGCATTTTTGATCCCGTGGCTCAAAACCAAGATCGACGCGGACAAGCTGCAAACGCTCCGCACTTACGTTGAGATCGGCGTAAAGGCGGCGGAACAGCTGTACACCGCGACGGACGGCGCGGCGAAAAAGGCGTATGTCGCGAACTTCCTCGCCGAGAAGGGCATTCAATTTGATGTAGAAACGATCGACAAGCTGATCGAGGCCGCCGTGCTGCAGCTGCACCACGAGTTGTACGGGAGTGAGCGGGCATGAGTATCAAAATTGGGCAGGCCAGTCTTGGAGAAACCGGAGGCCGCAACCAGCAGCCCGGCAACCAGAACGGGCGGGAGCTGAATATCTCCAACTGGTACAATGGCCGCTGGCTCGGCGTACTGCGCTACAAGAGCCGCAAAAAGGCCGAGCGGGCCGCGCAGACGTGCGAGGCGGCGATTAAAAACCGGAACATCGGGTACGACATGAGCGACCGAAACACGGCGTATGAGGCCGCCAGAGCCGTCGGGTGGGACGTGAGCAAGATCACAAAGCCCGTGGAGACGGATTGCTCCGGCCTTATGACGCTCTGCGCCGTGGCCGCAGGCTGCGCGTCGGTCGAAGCGCTCTACCGTCGGCAGGGCAACAGCTGCACGACATACTGCATGCTGCACGATTGGCCAGCAACGGGAGATTTTGTGCTGCTGACCGGCAGCAAGTATCTGACGACGGACGCCAATCTCCTGCGCGGCGACGTACTGGTAAGCGAGGGCCATACGGTCATGGCACTCGAAGATGGAAAAAATGCAGAGGAGGAAACCGAAATGGTAGAAAAAAGCAAGATCATCGTGGACGGCAAGGAAGTCGCCGTTGAACGCATCCTGAAAGACGGAACGAACTACGTCAAGGTGCGCGATCTGGCCGCAGCGCTGGATCTCGAAGTGAGCAACAAGGGCAATATCGCTGTGCTGAATCACAAGGAAAAGTAAGGAGGCGGGGCCTATGTCGCCGCAGGCGCGGGCCAAGCTGCCGCCGGAGCTGGGCCGCCTGACCCGCAAGGACATGGAGGCCGTGATCTATCAGGCCAATCTTGGCCGGGAGAATGAGAAGATCGCGCACCTTTACTTCGTGGACAAGCTCCCGCAAGTGGACGTTGCAACAGAATTGTATCTTGGCCGCGCCACGGTACAGCGACGCCTGCCGGAGATCATGGCGCGGATGAAGGCTGCGTCCGGCAGTCTTCCAAACTGAGCGGAAATGATGCACAAGTGATACGCAGCTGAGGCACATCAAAACGCAAAAAAGCCCATACTGGACACATCAAAGGAGTGTTCGGTATGGGCTTTTCTTATTTCAATCCAAATCCCGCTGGGCAGAAGGTCGGGGACTGCACCGTCCGGGCTATCGCAAAGGCGACCGGGAAGAGCTGGGACGAGGTGTATATCGGCCTGTGCCTGCAGGGGCTCATTATGGGCGATCTGCCGAGCGCGAACAGTGTATGGGGGGCGTATCTCCGGCAGCAGGGCTTTACCCGGAACGTAATCCCGAACACGTGCCCGGACTGCTATACCGTCGCGGATTTCTGCGCAGATCATCCGCGCAGCGTGTATGTGCTGGCGTTATCAAGCCACGTTGTGTGCGTGGAGGATGGGACGTATTTTGACACGTGGGATTCTGGGAGTGAAATTCCACTGTTTTATTGGGCAAAGGAGGAAGCATGATGTTTGGACAACAGCCGTATGTGTATCAGCAGCCGATTTACAATCAGTCGCCCATGCCGCAGATGCAGGAGCCGCAGATGCAGATGCGTCCGCAGTATCAGCCCGCGCCGCAGATGCCGACTTATCAGCCGCAGCCACAGCAGCCGCAAAACCAGTCGATCATCTGGATCCCGAACGAGCAGGCGGCAAACGACTTTATTGTCGCGCCCAACAACGCAGTAACGCTTTGGGATATGAACGCGCCGGTCGTGTATGTGAAAAAGGCCGATGCAAGCGGAAAGCCGAGCATGACAACGTATGATCTTGTGGAGCGCGCACAGACCGTTATAACGCCCACAGCGGCCCGAAGGGACATGAGCGAGGAATATGTGACCCGCAAGGAGTTCGACGAGCTTGTAGCCAAGCTGACGGCTCCCAGCGTAAGACCGACGCGCAAGACAAAGGAGGCAGACAATGAACCCACTGTTTAATGCTCTGGGCGGCGGGCAAATGCCCGGCCAGATCGGCCAGTTTCAGCAGCTGGTGCAGCAGTTCCGGCAATTCCAGAGCGCATTTAAGGGGAATCCGAAAGCAGAGGTTGAAAAGCTTGTGCAGTCGGGCCAGATATCGCAGCAGCAGTTAAATCAGCTGCAACAGGTGGCAAGCCAGTTTCAGCAGCTTCTTGGATAACTTAGATTTCAATTCGTGCGCACGATTGAGATAAATTTCAAAATCTACGAAAGGAGAAAACTATGAGTTTGAATGGCGATGGTATTCCTATGAACATGCCTGTTGTTCCGGCTGGCACGAACAACGGTAATGGATGGGGAGGCTTTGGCGGCGATAACGGCTGGTGGATTATTCTGTTCTTCATTGTTCTGATGGGGTGGAATCGGAACGGTTGGGGCGGCAATAATGGCAGCGGCGCTGCGGACAACTATGTTCTTGCAAGTGACTTTGCTACGCTTCAGAGGCAGATTGACAGCGCGGCGTCCACACTCGAGCGTAAGGGCGAAATTACCCAGCAGGGGCTTTGCGACGGATTTTACGCAATGAACACTACGTTGCTGAACGGTTTCGCCGGTGTCAATCAGAACATGAACACTGGCTTCCAGTCCGCCGAGCTTTCCCGTTGCAATCAGCAGGCGGCGCTCATGCAGCAGCTTAACGCGATGCAGATGCAGGCGGCGAACTGCTGCTGCGAAAACCGCGCTTCAATCGCCCAGGTGCGCTACGACATGGCGACGCAGGCATGCGACACCCGCAACACCGTGCAGAACACCACGCGCGACATCATCGACGCGATGAACTGCGGCTTCCGCAGCATCGACCAGCGTCTGACGGCGCAGGAGCTTGCGGCGAAGGACGCGAAGATCGCCGAGCAGAACCAGCAGCTCTTTGTTGCGCAGCTTGCGGCAAGCCAGAACGCTCAGACGCTCGATCTGCGTAACTATGTGAGCGGGCAGTTGGCATATTACAACCCGCGCCCTGTTCCGGCATTCAGCGTTCCGGCCCCGTACCAGTACGCAGGATGCAACAGCGGTTACAACTACGGCTGCGGCAACTGCGCGTAACAACTCCACATCGTAGAGCTTTTTCGTGGCCTCACGAAAATGGTCGGCCCCCATTGCCGATACTCGATAGCAACGCGGCGGGGCAATCGTCCCGCCGCTGTATTTTTTATGAAAGGAATGATTTTATGGCAACATATAAGGAACTCAAGAAGAAATTCATCGATCACCTGATGGGCGTGGATCTGTACAAGATGAACATCACGGATCTCTATACATACGCCTGTATCCTGAAAACGGTGGACGAAATGGAGCAGCCGAGCTGCGCAGAGGCGATGAAGACGGCGATGGAGCCGATTTTGAACTACTGCAAAGCAGGCAATTCGGGAAGCGGGGTGTTTGGGATTGGCTGAGTTTACAAATTCCAACGTCGTCGGCGTCGCCGCCGGGCAGAACGTCCCTCTGATCTCCACGGCAGCTTGCGGAAAGCCGTGCATCGTACATCGCGAAGGAAGCGGGCTCGTTACGCTGCGCGGGCTTACGCAGCAATGCAAGGCGAAGTTCCGCGTATCCTTTGGCGCGAATATCGCCGTACCTACAGGCGGAACAGTAGGTGCCATTACCGCTGCGCTCGCAATCAACGGCGAACCTCTGAGCAGCGCCACAGCGACCGTAACCCCTGCGGCTGTTGAGAACTATTTCAACATCTTCGTTTCCACATTCGTGGAAGTCCCGCGTGGCTGCTGCCTGACTGTAGCGGCGAAGAACACCAGCGCGCAGGCAGTAAGTTTCGCAAATAGCAATATGATCGTCGAGCGCGTATCGTGAAAGGAGGATGCAATATGTACGATTTGAGAAACCTGCGTGAAATGCTCTGCAAAGAGCTGGACGAAATCGCCGACAAGCGCGAAATGTCTGCGGGCGATCTGGACGCGATCCAGAAGCTGACAAGCTCCATCAAGAATACCTACAAGATCGAGACGGCTGAAGACGGCGGCTATTCCCGCGACGGCGAGTGGGAAGCGGATATGCGCGGCACATATGGACGCGGAAGTTCATACCGTGGGCGCCGCCGCGACGCAATGGGCCGCTACAGCCGCACAGACGCCCGCGAGCATATGCATGCGCAGCTGGAGGATATGATGCGCGACGCGGACGACGATAAAACCCGTGACGCGATCCGCCGCTGCATGGAGCAGATCGAGCGGGCATAAGGAGAGCGCAATATGTTGGATGCAGCCGAAATCCGGAAAGAGATTGCTCGCCTGGAATATGAGGAATCCGACTATAAGAATTACGCTAAGCTTGCGGATCTGTACGTGATCCGCAAGCAGATGCAGGAAGAGGAACGGGGCGACGGCGGTAGGTATGTGGGTTACTACTCCGGCGCTCCCGCCCCTGTGACCGCAGAACCGGCTACCGTGGGCGAGTACGGGGACAGTGAGTTTTTGCTTGCGGTAGCTGGGAAAGACCCGGCAAAGGCTTGGGCGGTCGTTGATGAACTTATGGACACATTATCGCTTGTGAACCGAAAAGTCTATGATTCTATGCTTCGGAAAATAAAGTCCATGTAGCAAAAAAATAGGGGAGTCCCCTCGCATTGCGCTGAATCTGTAGCATACAATGTAGCATACGGGAAATGATTTTATGTTACAGAGCGTGTCATAACGTGATTTTTTGCTTTTTGAAAATACGCAGAAAATAGGGTGAAAAGCATAAAAAAGTACCGATTTTAGATGTTTTAAATCTAAAATCGGTACTTTGGCGCGGAAGGAGAGATTTGAACTCTCGCGCGCTTTTTAGACGCCTACTCCCTTAGCAGGGGAG